GATTGTTGATGAAAATCGAGTTTATTGTATTGACTTTAACTCCCGACACCTTTGATAGCCAAACCCTATCACGCCCCATTTTTGCAAGTAACATACCAATGTTTTGAAGGAAGTCATTTTTCTCTTTCATACTCAACTCCTGAATGCATCATTTATTGCGGATAAACTTGACTAGATGTGATGTTTATAATATGATGCTCTATATTTACAATATGCCATTGTAACCGTGGTGTCAAGAATATGGAAAGAAAGATTGCAGAGCTAGAAACAAAGGTAGCCCGCTTGTACGAGATCATATCCGGTATTTCTACATGGCCGGATCCATGGATCAATCTGAAACGTGCCTGTGTTATGAAAGGCATCAATTACAACTCACTTTCAAGCAACATGTATAAATGGCGGAGGCCAAAAGGAGGGGAACCCGACGCAGTTCTGAACGGAAAGGACCATTGGAGGCCAGAGACAATCAAGGAATGGATATTGATGACGGACGATGATCTATACCGCCGTCACAAACAAACAAGAAAAGGAGACTGATATGCCTTTACATGGAAAAACACCATCTTCACGCACCAGCAGACTGAAATTCTATCTGATTTCAGACCCTGGTGTCGGGAAAACTACCGCGGCGATCAACATGCCGCGTCCGTACGTCATCGATCTTGACGGCGGAACTGATCACTACTCTGATACCATCGAGCGCGTCGGAGGAGTCGTATTTGACCGTATCGAATATGCCGTCAATGGGAAGACTCATACCCGTGTACCGAATCCGGAAGAGGTCATGGATGAAATCAAGATGCTCATGACTGAGGACCACGATTTTCTCACCCTCGTCATTGATCCGTATACAGCCCTGTTTGAGGAAACACTCCAGAACGCCGAAGATCGCGTCGGCGCAGGCCATGGCCGACATTACGGAGAGGCATACAAATACGAGAAACGATTCATAAACCTTATCAAGAATCTCGACATGAATGTTGTGTTCACGGCACACATGAAAGAGCGGAAGGTCAAGGACAAGAATGGAGAGGCTGTCACTGACGGTTACACGTTCGACGGCGGCAAATACCTCGACCGCCTCTTTGACCTCGGCTTTGAACTCAAGCGTGACGCTTCCGGGAAACGGTGGGCGCGCGTTGCAAAAACACGCATGCCTGAAATGTTCCGGGATCAGGAAGTTTTTGAATGGGACTTTTCTGTGCTTGAACAGCGATACGGCAAGGATAGGCTATGGCGTCACGGCATCGTCAAAGAAATCCCTGAAGATCTCAAGGGTATCAATGACTATCAGGTGGAGATCAAGAACGCAAAAGCCCGGCTTACGGCGCTGGTTGTAGCCAACAAAGAGACGTTGCCGCATATCCTGTCGGACGAAAAGAAAACGTACATCGAAACACTTCTTCAGATGGACGCATCTTCAGAACCCCAAGCAAAAAAACTGATCAAGGATATCGATACGGCGATACAAAAAATCACCGAATTGATTACATCCCAAACAATAGAGGAGAAAGACGACCATGGCGCGTGACATCACAAAGACATTCCTGGTAGGCCGACTCACCAGAGACGCAGAACTCACCCCAATCACTGAGAAATTCTCGATAACAAAGTTCTCCATTGCATGTAACTATGTAAAAAAGATTGGGGACGAATGGGTAGAACAGGTGTCGTATTTCGACATTGAACACATCAATTCCCGAATCACCCAGTATCTTGAAAAGGGAAAGCGCGTTGCCATAGAAGCCACGCCACGGCAGGATCGTTGGGAAGACAAGGAAACAAGGAAGGCACGGTCAAAAGTCTACTTCCTTGCTGACAACATTGAGCTTCTCGATAGCAAGAACGGCAATGTCGGTGTATCTGAAAACGTACAAACCGATAGCGCTCTCGCGTCATTTAATGACAACATCCCTTGGTAATGGCCGGTCATTTCTACACACCGGACGCCACTCCCGCCCATGAGGGCGGGCTTGTGGCCGCAAAAAAAGACGGAAACTACCCGAGCGTAACGACAATCGAGCGTATACTGGACAAGAAGGGGCTGCGCGACTGGTACGCAAGGCAGGTTCTCATGTCCGCGCTCACACTTCCGCGGAGATTCGGAGAAACTGACGAATCATACACAGATCGGATCATCGAGGATGCTGGAGCAGCATCAGGCCGAGCGGCCGAAATCGGAACAATCATCCATGACAGTATCGAGCGGCACCTTGTTACACGGGAGCCTTTCGATCCACATCTTCCCGCGCAGTACGCCGCTGTTGTCGCGTCAGTCGTGTCGTTTCTCAACGACAATTCTCTCGTTGGGTATTCAGAAGTTTCGTTCGCAAATCATGATTACGGATATGGGGGACGGATAGATTTTATTGGACATATGAATGAACGGCCTGTAATACTTGACTTCAAGACCCAGTTTGCAAAAGATCACCTCGTGTCGGGTATTCCAAAATTCGTTACATATCAGGAACATGCATTCCAGCTATCTGCATACAGATACGCAATAATGCAAACAGATATTCTTTCGTCGTATGACAATATTTCATGCCGGAATCTTCTCATATCCTCAAACCCTGATATACCTGGTACAAAACTGAAGTTATGGCCATATACCCATGCCCGATACATGGATATAGAAACAGCTTTCAAGGTTTTTACCGCATTACTTAATCTTTATCGGTTGCTCCATCGTTTCCCGCACAAACAACGCGCGAAAACAGGAACTACATTATTAAACGAGGTGTATAATGACAACATTGATGGAAGTGGTGGAAACGTATTCACGGATAACGGGAATACCGAAGCAGCGAGTTAATCTTTCCGACGAAACAAAGGTAAAGATTTCCGAAGCGGTTCAAACGTATACGTTACAAAGAATCAAATATGCGCTTGAGTATGCGTACCAGAATGAAAAATACGGGTCGCCAGACAAATACAATCTTGCGTACCTGTTTACACCCGGCCTTATCGACATGCTTGTGGCGTTCAGTCATGAGTTTGTCATGAAGAGGAACTATCATTGGAAAGTCAGCGAATCAATGTCACAGGAGAAATGGGTCCACGAAATGCTAGCAGTATAATTGAGTCAATGCTTACAGACCCGCGCAGCCTTCTCGCAATCGAAGAGGGGAAAAGGGATCTGATATGGCAGGACGCGGAACCGGAAACCCCGGAAAACCTAAAAAAATACACAAACAAGACAACCATAAACCGACTCTTCGGGCCGCGCTTTCTTGATTCAACATTCGACAACTATACAGTTTATGCCGGGCATGAACAGGAAAGCGCGCTCCAGACATGCAGAGTATTCGCGCAGAACCTCTCGCGGATCCGCGAAGCCAAACGCAATACGCTAATCCTTGCCGGACTGCCGGGGACAGGGAAAAATCACCTTGCCTACGCAATAGGGAAGAAAGCTGTCGAGTTAGGCATTGAAGTGATTGCTACGCCTTTCCTGCATATCATGCAGGAAATCAAAGCAAGCTACACGTTCAAAAACCAAACAGAACGTGCAATCATGAACAGTTACATCAATACAGAACTACTTATCATCGAGGAGATCGGGGTCTCCTTTGATACAAACGCCGAGAAAATCCATCTGTTCGATTTGCTGGACGGAAGATACAAATACAGCAGACCAACAATTATCATAACAAACTTCGATGAAGACTCCTTCAAGAAGTTCATCGACTTCGACGGTTACAACCGTCTATGGGACCGCTTCCAGCAGACAGCCATCATCGTGCCGTTCATCTGGCCGTCACACAGGATATCCACATGAGCAGTGCGGCAGCCAATCGCAACTGGTGGAAAAGCATCGAGCGGCGCGTAGGCAAGCTGTTCGGTGTCGAACGAACGCCACTCTCCGGTGGGAACTCGAAAATCACAAGGTCCGATACGCTTCACACTCGACTGTTCATAGAGATCAAAGCAAAAGCCAAACACTCTGTTATCACACTCTGGGACGCAACGAAAGAACTCGCATTGAAAGAGCAGAAAACACCAGTCGTCATCCTTGCAGAAAAGGGGAGACCAGGTGTATGGATCATTGTACACTCTAAAGATCTTCACGCGGTAGCCCGAGAAATGGGGGAGCATATTGGCGATCCAGAATAGGAAATACTGGAAGGCGGTTGCATTATCATATCTCGCTGTTATGTTGTTTGGGTGCCTGTATTTTGCCGTGCGCATAGAGATTCATGAGCGTGGGCACATGAAAGAATATACCGCGCAGGGGATCCAGAACTATCGCTCATCATACAATTCCGTGTGGGTCCAGCGTAAAACGCTCGACGGCGCCCTTGCCGGCATACGCGCAGAAGAGAAGGTGCTCGTGGCAATGTCCATTGTCGGACTTGTTGCCGCTATCGTCATAAACCAGCTTTCACTTACCCAGGGGATCTGGGGGGCTCTCCCGGCGCTCCCGGTTATCCCACAGATATGGGGGACACTGACGTGGGTTCATTTCTTTGATGTCATTGAAGCGGCGGTTCTGATGAACTCTGGGTATGTAAAGACAGCTACCGTTAATTCAGAACTCACAACCGGACCGTCACTTGCTATCGCATTCATGGTGCTTCTCGGGTTTTTCCTGATTGTCGCTCCGTATGCTGACGATCGAAGTGTTGCGCCACGGGCAAAAAAGCGCGCATCGGATCAAGCATCGCAACTAACGTCTCAAGGAACCTCCGATCGTACCGATCTGTCATCCTCTCAGACACATGACCCATTGACGTCCGGAGTATATCGCCATCAATTTTCCCGAGGAAACGTGAATTATGTTCGTTACGAAAGGAATGTATCACGATACGGCGTCCACGCAGTGATACCTGACTCGCAGCAATGGCATCGTTCAACCAACGACTCAGAGTCCGGCGCGTCTCAGGAAAAATCCGATCCGCCTCCTTCAGATCAATAATGCATAATTGAACAACAGCAAGTAAATCAGCAGTAATAGGGGTCGCTCTCACAGACGCCTTGCTCTTCGGTCGCGCAACCCCGGCGTCACGCACGTTCTGACGCACCATGATCGACGGTGGATCAACAATCAGGTCTATCGGGCGGAGCCCAAGCAACTCGCCGCTCCTGATACCCGTCTGCCAAAGAATGTACAGCGCAATCCCGCGGCGCGGATCCTCGCGGAGCGCGGCGTTTACAACGCTCTCAGTTTCCTCATCGGTAAGAATATCGTACCTTACAGATACGCCAGATGGAATCGGAACCGCACCTACAGGATTCGACGGTACGGAATTGTCATACCGTAGTGCGTATTCGTAGATGTCGAACAGGCACTTCCTGATATGCTTTTTCGTCTGCGCAGAACGATCCAGTGAGTATAGCCATGACTGGACCTCCTGCGTTGTCACATCCGACATGATGCGCGACCCGAACGCGACGAGAATATAGTTGTTCAGATATCCGTATCGTAATGCAAGATACGCATCAGACGGGACGCTTCCGGATTCGCTTCGCATGCGTGTCCATGGACAGCTATCACGCTGAAACCATCCGTTAGTATAACCACGCAATGTCCCGGAAGCCGGGAGCGCCGACACATACCGATACGCATACGTCATCGCTGATGACTTGCGTTTCTTGCCGGTTGACTTCTTTCTGCGCACCCCGTTGCGGTCGTAGTACCAGAAATACCAGTATCCGTTGCTGAATCTGAAAATTGAGAATGGTTCCCGATAGCGAGCCATGATAGAATCATACATGGTAATAGCCAAATTCGGTAATAAATCTGTTTCAGGAATTGAAACAGCGCATGATACAAAAACCACAAGGAGAGTGTATGAAAAGCGTAATTGATGGAAAGCTGTACAACACAGACACAGCAACAAAAATTGGCGATTATGATACCGGAGGGTCAGTCAATGACTTCAACTATTACCGGGAATCTCTGTACGTGACGAAGAAGGGTTCTTACTTCCTCGCGGGAGAAGGTCACGGGAATACCAAGTATGCCTATCATTCTTCAGGTGGGACGCGATCATGGGGTAGCGATATCTACCCGCTAACAATCGACGAAGCATTAGAATGGGCCTCCCGAAACCTCGATACCGAAACGGTACAAGAGCACTTCCACGACATGGTTGTTGAAGCCTAATACACAATGCTGAATTCTGATATCAATTCTGATACCAGATAAAAAAAGGCTGCATAACGACTGCTTGTAAGTTGTTATGTAGCCGTTATTTAGGAGAGCGGCCGACGGGAGTCGAACCCGCGTCTCAAGCTTGGGAAGCTTGAGAATCGTATAAACGTCGCTCATATATTGCATATAGATCATTTGCAACATCAAAATAGTGCTCGCAAAGTGATAAATGGCATATAAAGCATATGCAGATTCATAATTCTGATACCAATACTGATACCACTACTGGTCCCCGTATCTCTGGTTGCGCCCTTCAATGTGTGTCTGCCACCCCTCAAGACCGGCCCCCGCACCAACAAGGCCCAATGCCGTCGTAACGAGCGTGACCGAATCTTGATATCCAAGAAAAAATGCAACCAAACCAGAGGCTCCAACAGCGCAACCCATTACCGACGCAATGAATGCAGTTACATGCGGCATCGAAAGTAGACCGCGCTCATTCCGGAATATACCGTCCTTGTCACGATAGATCTGATGCATGCCATCATCGACAGGACTCATTTATCCGAACTCCTAATCCGACTCCAAGAAGAAACCCTGTCGGGATACCAATCTTCCACACCAAACTGCTTATACTATTCTGGCGCTTCAAGGAGGTTATAGACCTGTTCAAGGTCTGCGACAGTTCCAATGATTCGGTCAAGAATGTCGTCAATTCTTCCGACCGTAGCTCCTGCTGCCGCGAGATTATCTGTTGTTCTCTCAATGATTCCGAGAGCGTCCTGTTGTCGCTCTCTAAGGTTTCTATTTGCAGAAGCAAGCTCTTCACTTCGCTGCGTAGAGATACCAAGTCTGTCTTCAAGGTCTGAAATAGTCGCGCTGGCGCTGTCTGCGCGGTAAGTTGTCCCGAATATAAAACCAGAAGCAAACAACACAATAGCCAAGATTGCGCTCCTCGCAGCTTCATTCCGCATACCTCCTCCTACTCTACGGCATACATACGAAAAGACATAAAGGTCTTTGGCGGGTGCCATGGGAAATACGGATCGAATAACGTATCACCATTCTTCGACGCTAATACGAAGTGGCCGACAGCTCTTCCTTCTTTGGTCAAGTATTTGTAATGATTGATATAGTAATTCGGGTACATTGGAATTGCACTTTTGAAGCCGCGGACTTTGGCGTTTTTCGATTGGCTCTCAATATAATATGACTGCTTTTTGGACCCAAGTAATTGCAAACCAATATCAATGGCATCCGTATGTCCCATTACATAACAGTCTTTTTCTACACCCCTATACGGATCTACATCATTGATCTCACGCAGATATTCATAGGCATCAAGAATCTGTTTCGCAGAAAGAAGTATACCAGTATCAGCCTCAGCAATAGCGAGAAGCGATCTGACAAGACATCCGGCCCTTGCGATCTCCGGATATTTGGATAATCGGTCATCAGTTTGTAGTATTGGAGATTCCATATATCACCTTATCGCCTGAATAGGATTCTAAACCCAAAATTTTTTCCCGCTGGTTGTTGTTGTACATGTTTACCCATGAAGGGATCCCCACAACAATCGTAATAATCACCATAAATACGGCTATGTATATTTCAATCCTACGGAACCGCTTTTTCTCGTTTACGGTTCTCTCGTCTTGTTCTATTTTTTTCACTGGGCATGTCGCTTCCCTGGTAAGATTGAATTCTGTTACGGCTTTTTCTATGCTATCAACCCTTGTCTTAAAGCCGTTCCGGTAAAACACTCTGTGAATATCTTCCATTTTGCTCGCTATTGTTGCTACTTGTTGTGCCAATTCGGTGATGTCGTCCATGCAAGTACTCCTCTCTTTCCCCGATACAAATTATACGTCCTGTACCAGCCCAACCTCAATCAAAGCATTCAAATGCAACGCAGATAATTCTATACTTTCCAGCGCGTCAGGACCGAAAACCGGCTCCCACTCCCGCTCAACATCGACCGACACCATCTGAGACCAGTGCAACTGCTGCTCCGGAGTGAGGTCCGATATCTGTTTCCCGTTAATATCATTCTCCTCCACCCACGCCTTGAGTGCTTCTTCATAGTCTTGGAGCGGTTCGTTCATCTGCCTGACGGCCTTACGGATTTTCAGCGCTGTTGCTCCGTCCACGGGTACCTTGTATAGGGTTGTCACCGCGTCCTTTGCGTTCAATAGATCGATAATTTTCATTCCGTCTCCTTTGGTATTTGTATCAACGCTTCTGTCGCTGCGATCACTTCAGCGACGTCAACATCTTCTTTCGCCACATGGTCTGTAGCGTCTGACATATATGCCCGTTTAACGGCCTGATAGAGGATCGCCTTTATCACTGCTGCTTCAACAGGATCAAGATCGCAGTCATAGCGCATCCCACCGTCAACAGGTGCCTTCCCGTCCTTGCGAGCCTGTTCTGTTGCGTAGGTCTCTCCCCAGAGTTCCACCCGTGGTGTTTCGCCATCCCATGCAAGGCTTATGACCTGCTTGATCCGGTGGTACTCGGTTGTGATCGAGCTTGGTTGCTCGATTGGTTTAGTTAGTGCCATTTCCGTCCTCCTTTAACTAACATAGGTGCCTTTCCAACTATAGCCGTTTGCGACAACAATAGCGTACCTAGTAGTACCGCCACTGTCTTTGAAGTTTATCCCGGCTACTCTCCCGGCAGAAGCAGAGCCTAAAATGGCCGACGCTGCGCTACCAATTGACGAGTACCTTGTTTGCGATCCGTCATACGCATAGTTACCGGCTGCATACACGAAACCAGTAGCATAAATATTTCCCGCCACATGTAGTTTTTGCGCTGGCGACGAGGTGCCGATGCCGACGTTGCCTGATGGTGTCATTGTAAGGGGCGCAGCACTTGTCCCATAATTGTAAAATGCGAGATTGCCATAAGAATAAATCAGCCACTCTCCGTTAGTAGACCCTTTTGACCTTAGGTTAAAAGATGCAATCCCACCACTCACAATATCTAACAATGTCTCAACACCGCCAGTAGCGCCTCTATTAATGGTAAGAGCCTCATAAGATCCAAATGCGGCAATGTTACGATTTGGGTAACTAGGATTCTTGAAGAAGAATAACGAGTTTGCTCCTGATCCCGGCCCTACAGCGGCATACCCACCTGGGTTATACCATAGATAGTTTTTAGCAACCCCCCCACTTCTCAGCTCAATTCCTGTATTATTGGTTCCTTCAACAACTAGCACATTACTTGTATCCCCGCCGGAAACATGAAGTTTTGCCGCAGGGCTGGCGGTGCCAATCCCCACATAGCCGTCATTGTTTATTACCATTAGATCTGCATTGTTTTTTCTGAACCCAATGTAACTTGATGCAACATCTTGTTTATTGATAAATACATAGCCATTATTACCAGCAAGAAACGCATATCCACCTGTTGTTGCATAGTCTTGATGGGCTAACGATGCATAAGTACTCCCATGCCCGACATCCCCAATAAACATCTTACCGCTAGTTGGGCCAAGTAACACATTCCCCGACGAGTCGATGCGGAGGCGTTCTGTGCCTCCCGTCGAGAGAGCAATAGTATTAGCGTTTACAGTCACGGTGCCCGACGAGTCGATGCCGAGGCGTTCGGTATCCCCGGATAGTATTTTCAAGCCTCCGGTATCACCAAGCCCGATAACAACATCATCAGGATCTACTACTGATACACTCCCATATAGTATCCAGGGAAGCCGTGACGTGTAATACGTCTCAATTTCAGAAACGCTTATGGCTGTAGTAATGTTGAACAGCCCATCAAATAGGTAAATCTGCTCTTCTATATCACCAAACCCCATATTGGCCCACATATCGTCATACCAATCAGGATCAATGGAAAGATTCAGTTCCGCTGCATCCATTATAAACTTTGGCTGTAATGATACCGTGCTGACCCAATGAGGAATTGTTGTATACGTAAACATATTGCTTGTTGCATTGTCAAAAAAATGGAACGTGCATTCCGCTGCTCCATTATATGAAATTGCAATGCCAAACCAGCCAGACAACCCGATCCCGGCCGGGAACGCTTCCGTATATACAGTAGCACTCCCCTGGGGAGCAGTGTAAAACCCGGTCAGTTGATTTGGGTCAACGCCTTCTGCTGCAAACGTATACGTGCTTGTTATCTTTGAGCCTGTTGCTTCCCCATATACACTAAGAACTATCGCCCATATTCCTTCTGGGATGCCAGTTGTTGATTCATCGTAATAACCAGCGGCTTCCGTGTCTGTCGGATACCTTTGCCAATAAACGCTTATCATATATCCATTATCAAGCGTACCTTCATAGCCAATAAAATCTAACATACCCGATCCCGGATATTTTGCCTGTTTGAATTTCAGCCAGCCGCCAGCAGCAAAGCCACTGCTCACGAGCTGCGGAGATCCAACAAAAACACTCCGGTTGCTAGTAGTCTCATTAACCGTAGTTGGATATCTGCTCTTCAGTGATGCGGAACCGTATTGCTTGTCTGTCCCATCATATTCACTCGTCCACGATGGAATTAATGATGTCGCGCCGTCGGAGCTGAGAAGTATGTTATCACACGAGAAATAGCGGGACCCAGTATTTGGCAACAGATTCCCGAATCCAAGAGTCCCATTATATTGCGGCGATACAAGCCCCCGGAAGTGCGCATATAAACCGATATAATTCCCTGACTCAGACCCGAACCACGCACGATCTTCCCATGACGTTCCACCGTATTCCTGTATAGAAACCTTTCCATCAGAAATTACCGTTCGTAGATCACCAAGCACAGATTCCGTTATCAGGGAATCGCTTGAGACAACTATTTGGTCTTGTACCTGCGCTGTAATTGCAGTCAATGTAGAAATCGAAATATCGTCGATGTAAACCTTGTTTCTAGTGAGAAGTTCTCTGACTTCATAATTTGTTGCGTCAAACTGTATGCCACCGATATATCGGTGCCCCAATATTGGATGATAGTCTCCAAAAAGGCCATGATCAAACTCCGGTTCTTTCGTATCAATGACAAACTTTCCGTCACTGCCGAGATATATATACCGAATTGATTCCGGCAACGGCTGGACTACAAACATGGATCTGTCAATCTGCATGGTGACGGTCTTTTTTACGACCCGGCCACGTACGTTGGCAACTCCTGGCCCAATCAGAGGTAATTTACCGTTATCCTGCGTTTCAAGTTCGTATCCGGATATATACCCAGGAGGAAGTGATTCCACATCCGCATTAAACCCGTCAAGGTTTGTTTGTAGTTTTGCAAGCCTGATATCTTCAGCGTCTCTCATTAGTAGATTCCCAACCTCCGGTACATACCAAGTTGCCGATTCTGCCACTGCATTTTCCGAAACGCACGATTCGGATCCATTTCCTGTTTCGCTTTTCGCACATCAAGAGCCTGATCGTATAGATCGCTAGCCCTCCATATGCGGGCCTCACGCTCATCCAGCACGTCAAATTTCAACCCAAGTGCAAACGACATCGTACGCAGCGCTTCCTGCGTCCCTTCAGCCGGATCACTGGCTCCAAGGAACGCATCAACGGCATTTTCAATTACATTCGACCGGAATAGCAACCCTTCAGCTTCCTCAACCGTATCTATATATCTGCTGATATTATTGATCAGCGGCAGGGTAGTCTCTATACCGCGGAGCATCGTTCCATCCATCTGTACGCGCCCTTCAGGATCAACCCCTGCAATAATCCCATTTTTCTTCCCGCCGGCTTTCGCCACTACATCAAGCAATGCGATAACTGTCGGATGGCTCGCAATAAGCCCGTACATTCTTCCGCCCTCTTCGGTTGGACGTATTTCGCGCTCACGGAATGTGTCATACCCTGTTACTCCCTGAACGAACATCTTCAGAAGCGGGTGTGACATATCGAGGATCTCATTCTTCAGGTCAAGCCCATCAAAAGAGACGTTTGCAAACTCGTTCCCCGTCCCGAAACTGAACGGAAGCTTGTTCAAATCAAGGATCGGAATGTTCGGCCAGAATAGGCGTGCGTCGCCTTCAGGAGTCGTGCCTGTCTGAAAATATCCCGCCTCACGCATGTATTCCGGCATCGTATTAACATCTACCTGGTCTTCAGACTTCATCATGTTAATCGTTTTCGGGGCAACCGAAAGCCTCGCCCAATACTGAGGATCTCCAATCATCGAAACCTGGTTTGCCAGGTTCTTTCTCAGCCATCTGTAAAACGGCATTATTGAGCGAAACCATTTCTGCTCTATTTTCGTGAGGTCGCCATAATCGAGCAGAAGTTTCTTTGCGTTTCCAGCCGCAACATCAAGAATGTGTTCACTCTTTGTTGCAACGCCACCCATGCGGGTAAGCCGATCGATATCCATGATGAATGCCTGGAATCGTGCAGACGATTCCGCGAATGAACCAATATCTCTGCTGGCGGTAAAAAGCCAGTTGTCTCCGGATGTAGGGGAGTATTTATTGAATGCATTCTGCATCTTCGAGCGATCTGTCTTCCCCATAAGCTGTATGATTGGATCGTCAGCCAGATTCGCCATCGTTGATTCGCTGATAACACCACGTCTCAACGCCTCATCAGACAACTCTTCAAGGGTCCACGCGCCACGTTTCGCCTGTAGGCGGAGCCGGACCGCCGCGGGGATTTCTCCTGCCTTCGGGTTGAATCGTTTAAGCCCATACGCCGCACCAACCATCCCATCGTACATATTCTTTGGTGCAAACGTCTTAGGCCCGAACTCGGTATACAGCATCGTTGTATTTGAGATAACGTTCCTCATGTGGAATCCAGGAGTGGCTGTTGTCGCGCCACGCCACCAGCGCGTGTATCGAGAAAAGATATTGTTCGCGTTGACAGGATCGGCCATGACTTCAGCCATCCGTTCTATCGTCCCCGCAACGTCAGTATCAAACACATAGTCATATCCCTTCGGCCCGGAGCGACTGAATACGCCCGCCATAGGACCCGATATTTTCACCAACCCAAGTTTGTTCAATGATGATTCATTACCTAAAATTTCAAGTGCTTCTTCCGTAATATCCAACCCTTTCTCGAATCGGTTGAAGCCAAACTCCCGAAACTGGAGCATGGAATTTACCTGTTTGCGCATAACCTCATGGTGGGCCCCGCGAGCAAGCAGCAGTTCGTGAAGATCGGTTGTAATGCCTGTAAGGCCGTGCTCCCGCACGATCGCCGACGCCTCTTCTTGTGTCAGGTTATACATGGAACGAATCGATGCCTCTTCATTTAGCATTGCTTTATACGGTCCAAGGCTCTGCTCAAGTACTGACGCATCCATTACTTTTCTTCCGCTTTTTCCTCCCGCTTTGATACGGCTTGTTTTCATGATCAGCGGGATGTAATTGTTCATCGTCTCACGGAACTGCATGGCCCCTTGAGCCATCCATTCATTTTCCTCAAGATCCCATCGGCTGAGGATCTCAGATACCTTTTGATCTATCTGGTCGATCTTCTGTACGTATGCGATATCTTCTTCGGTAAACCCTTCAGGAAAGATTGTGGGCCGTTTCTTGTTTGTCGGATCAACAAGAGAATAATCCGGGAACCCATGACCGACTTCGCTGATCCTCTGTCTGTGACGTATTTCACGAGCGATATCACTCGCATAGACATTATGGTATTCCAGATACTCACGTTTTGCGCTCGCATACTTGCCGGCGCTGTATACCGGAATATCCATTTCCATCTGACGATTTATATTGATCCCATCGAGCGTAATGCTTTCCGGGGTAACAGAAACCCTGGCATCAAAATCATCGATGCCCATGTCATCAATTCCGCTGACAACACGTTCCCCCGCTCTCGGAGAGGGTATATCCGCATAGAACTCGCCGAGACCGACTTTCGCTCGCGCATACAGGTCCGCACGTTCTTCGATCGGCTTCATCATATCCTGCGCAAGAGAACGGTACATAACGTAATCAGCTTTAATCTGGTCATCTAGATCAAGGCTGTCCATGACATCGCTGATTTCTTTCCCCATCTTTTGCATGTTGTATCGGTAGTTGCTTTCCTGTGACCGCTCTGCGACACGCAGAGTTTTCTGGTACGGGGTTCTGACACCAAAGGTCCGCTTTAACGCACCAACGGGGCCGCGGTTTATCATTGACCAGACCGCATCCTGAAAACGGGTCCCTTGGTAGCTTCCCGACAACTTCTTCTTGAAAGAGTCATATCCATTGAGAAGCGGATTCGCTTTCCTGTCGTGCATAAATAGTGGCTCATCCAAGAATGATTGCAACACGTTCACCCCGGCTTTCCCCGCACCCTGCGATACGTCAGCAGCTCTTTCTACCTGGCTCGCGTCAAGCCGCATGAGCTTCTCAAGCAAGCTCCCCGGCGGGATATTCATGGGATCATTTAGAGATGAAGCCGGGGTCCCATAGGTTGTTTCAAGCCGCCCCGGGCTCCCGTACATGCCGTTTGGAGGCATGTCAAACAACGTGTCAGCGTCTCCAATCAGTCCGCTTTTTTTCGCTTGGGTTTCTATCGCGCTAATGAGTGTTTCATCCAAATCTTCTAGTCTTGTCCTCCCATTAAGCAGGTTATCAACCATTTTGTAAATCGCATCCTGCGTTTCTGCGCCTTCATAATGCTCAAGTATGGACTTATAGAACGCCTGTGGAGAAACCTCATCAAAGATCTGCGGGGATGCAGCAACATCACGAATCGGCATACCGGATTCCTCTATCGCCTTCAGGACAGCGGCTATCTTCGGATCCATTTCTTTCAAAGCGCCCACCGATAGATCTCCGGTGCCCTCAAAATATTTCCGGTATGGCTCAGTGCGCCTGCTTGTGTAATCTCCCACGACATTCGAAATAAAACCGGCTTTCTTTCGTGTCTGTGCCTCTCCCATCATACCGAGCATGGCGCGATTCATTTCATCGCTGTTCATCCGGAGCCCTTCCCGGTATTTATTCCTCCACAAATTATCCATTTGCATGGAAAACGATTTCATCGTTTCGCTTGGAGCGCCAACTTTACGCAACTGACTTGCGAGTTTCATGGGCGCCTTATTGAACATCGCGCGAACAGCATCTTCAGATTTATTCAGCGCTTTTGCTGCGTCTTCAAGGATATTTGCATTGAGAAACGCATGCTTTACTGAATCATCCGCAAACGATCGCGCAGCACTCTTTGCCAGTTTTGTTGAACCGAACGTAACATAGTTGAGCGGGTCGAGAAGGAGGTCGAGCGCAAACCCAAATACACCGGCGGGGTCAATATTACCGAACGCCCGGCCTTCTTCAGCCCTTTTCTTGAATATCGGCTGGTCAAGCCCTGGGGCATGTTTCCGGAGCACGTCACCAAATGTTGTGTCAGCCTCTCCGGTAATCGAGCCCCACAATGCGCGGCCCCAGTCTGCCGCAGAGCCGCCAGAGAGTGCCTGGTCAACGATATTTGCCGCAAGATAATTCCCGGTAGATAGCCGATCGAACAACCATTCTACCGGACGTTTTCTTTCCCGATCTTCAACGTCCCTTTTATTGAGTTCTTGAGCAACGCTCCACATTTCAATGTTGTTGCTCGGTGTTCTGATATCCAGCGCTTCCGTATCATATATCGTTCTTGCGGCATTACGCACAGCGGGCGAAAGGTAATTACTCATTGGTTACCACTGTACTGAGTCCACAAATCTATTTCTGCCGACCGCATCTGATCTAGCCTTTTCTGGATTTCTATAAGCCTATCAATATCGCTGTTTGGAATATCAACAAACTGCGGTCTTGTTAGCGCCTCACGCCCTTGCATATCCCAGTATTGGTGTTCACGCCACCCATATTCAGAAAGCTGTTCAAGTTCTGCTTCCAGTTCTTCAGAAGACGTGTCGGCTTGTTGAAGTTCTTTTTCGCTGAACTCGTTCAACATATTTCTGATAAGGTTATACGCATCCTCTTGGCCCCGTTCGTACTCTTCCGGCGCAACGTCAGGGAGCCCGGTAAAATACTCATCAAAATTCCTGCGTATCTTCCCTGCGGTTTTGGAAAGCTCATCGCCTCTAAGGTACACACCATCCGATGGATTCCGCGCCGTACTTGGCTGCCATTCACTATATCTCTGCTTCCCTTCAAGTGCTGTAGTAGCAATTTGGTTATACAGCTCAGCATTCCCTTCGTCAGCGGTATTTATTCGCGCTTCCACTTCCTGCTTGTATCGGGCAATTACGCGATCATCCATTGACGCGAGGCCCATAATCACATTCACGATCTGCGACTGATTCATTCCTTCTGCTTCAACTTTCGCTGCGGTTACCGTGGATTGGTCCCATCCCATGTTTTCGATGATCTGGTAAAACGCTTCTTTTAACGCTTCAGGGTCAAGGTTTGTCATGGCCTCTGTTATCTGCATGCCGCCATCGGTATATTGCGTAATCTGCTGGCTGATTGATGGGGCTTTCAGTGATATGAACTGATCCGTTACGACCCGATCGAAAATATCATCCGCCCATCCACCGGGCAATGTGCCCGATCGTTCATCTTCTGAACTAAATTTCGCGATCGATCCCGAAGACTGTAATGATGGATTGCTCTGTAGAATACGTGCATCAGCAGCTTGTCTTGCACTATGCAACACAGCTTGATCTTCGGTCTGTTCGTCTCCTCTTGTTCTTAGTTCGCCCGTTTCATGAGACATCACTTCCTTCGTGGAGGCTGTTTCCGCATCAATCCTGTTACGGTCTACATCTATCGCAGAGGTTGTTTCCGCATCAATCCTGTTACGGTCTACATCTATCGCAGAGGTTGTTTCCGCACCAATCCTGTCACGATTTACATCTTTCGCCGCGTTTGTATCGGTGAGTACCGTCTCCATGTATAGAGCCTGTTCGATCTCTGATCTCGTTGACGGGGGCCTTCCATTTCTTTGTTCAAATACCGGGAATCTCCCCTGAAGCGATTCTTCGGTGTATGACGGTGCGATTCCAACAAGCATGCCAAGCGTATCACCAACGCCTGTATAGAAATCCCGTCCACGATCCTCGATCTTTTCAAGCCTTTCTCTGGTATTGCCGTGATTCCTGGCATTTCCAAACCATCTTCGAGGGGTGGCATCACTACCGTTCTGGACACTCGAGGTTTCCTCGCTCTGAAGTTTCGGAGTAACCCTGCCACTTCTCTGGCGGTAGTTATCGATACCACCTCCGTGCATTGGCGTCGTTATGGCTTCGAGGGCTTTCTCCTGTTCTTCCGGAGGTAGTTTATCAATCCCAAGGTCTTGTAATGTTTGCACGCCTTGCATGATATTTTGTAGATGTAGATTTGTTCTTACGTCGTTCATCTTTGCGCCTCCTGTGAAACGGGCTGAGCCGGCAAAATCAATAGTTTTTTTAATGATCCCAATGCCCGGGTGACCGTGGAGCTACGGTTGCGAGTTCGTCAAGCGGTGGTTTCTTTTTTTTACCGAGAGCCCCTGTAAGCAAACCAAAATCACCGGCCATCTCTTGCGCGTACGGTGCAATTATTGCGCCACCGATCGACCCGGCAAGCTGTTTATTCGCATTCTTCCTTGCCTGTTCACGATCTTTTTCATTTTCAGCCGCATCGAATGATCGTTTCGCCGCACTGTCCATTGCGCTGATATAATTCCCGCTACTCTGCCCGAGAACCGCAAGCATGTTTGCTACATCACTGAAATCTGCCATTGTCTACCTCCTACCACCAGACATTGCTTTCATCAAATGTTTCTTCACCGCTGGATGTCAAATATGACCCAGCTCCCAAGAGTAGAGCACCTGGACCAACACCGAGGCCGCCAGTGCTAACAATAGCAACAACACCAACAACAGAGAGCGCTACACCGGCAACGGCTTTGAACGCTCCCCAGATTCCCTTTTTCGTATCTTTTTTGTTCTCGTCTTCCCATTGGGTAGACATTTGGGACGTCCATGAGTACTCTGCAAACTCCTGACTAAGAACCTTCAAATCGAGATCCGCCTCAACCAATGCTGCTTCCATGCTGTCAATGTATGGCTGTACACCCTGTACATACAATTCATTCGCCTGTGTTATCGCCGACTCGGAAATACCAAGGGATGCATTGATCTGATTGTAGATCGCGTCTGCGTGGGCCTGTTGCGTTTGTAGATCTATCTGCCGCTGTGCCTGAAGCGTTTGCATACCCTGTGCATAGGCCATGAACGAGTTTACGCGATCTGCTTGAAGAGCCTGAAGATACTGAGCCTGTGTTGCGTTTCCCGTTTCAACCATATATCCATACATCTGCTGCTTATACTCATAATTGACCTGCTGCCGTTCAAAGTTTTCCTGGAGGATTGATACTTCTCCCGCGACCCGCGCATCAGACATCTGCGATCGCGCCTCGTCCGCAGCAGCAAGATATGTCATGGTTGAGCCATTCGCATTTATCGCATCAAGCTGGCGGTTGATATCATTTTCCATTGCCCTGATATTGCGCCGGTTTGCGTCCTCGTATAACGCCATTTCTTTGGTGGACATTCCTTCCTGCCCTGAAACACCACCCATAAGACTCTCCGCCATGGTCTTCATGGCGGTGTTCATCGCGTCCCAATCAGCAAATCCGAGTTGTTGCGCCCCATATTTTCTCGCATTATTTATGTCTGCATCAGTCATGACACCCATGTTCTCGGCCGAATCATTCATGCCTTCCCAATACAAATCATAAAGATTCCCGCCGTCGATAGTCGCATTTTTAGCGGCCCAATCCTCCATTGAGTCCCACGACATATCCTCAAGATCTTGAAGCAAATTATACTCGTCTTCAAAATCCTTCACTCTGACCCAGCCGCCACCCCCTTCAAGGTCCGGATCCCACTGTTCAATGTATGCGTGCCCATTCTCGTCATATGAGGTGCGGGTTTTGTTTTCTTTTATTGCGTTTTCTAGTTCCGTTATCGCGGTATCCGCCGCAGTTTGCGAATTTTCTGCATCGGTCTGGGCGCTTTCATAATCTTCTTCTGCTGTCTCTACATCATATGGATTTGTAGCCATCAATATCCCCTTTTGTTATACGCAACGTGAATTGCCCTTATACCGCCGCTGTCCCCGGTGTGTGTTATCTTGAATGAGATATTCTTTCCATCCAGGTGATATGGGAGTGAAATATCTTCTGTATACACAATGCCAGTCGTCCCCGTTTCAATGGATATTTCCTCAGTCTGGCTTCCATCTTCGGCGTAAATCGTCAGGGTATATGTGCCGGCAGGAGTAAGCTCAGGCTTGATTCTCCCGTACAGCTTTGCTTCTCCACCGCTTCGGAACGTATAGTACAGCGTCTGCATTTCCATCGTTACACTTGTACCGTTATCAGTCGTCCCGTAGTCCAGACGGTACACGCCGCCAAGAGAAGTGTGTATCCCGTACAGGTATCCGGTATCTGTATTGCCCTTGCCGTAGATCAATGATGTAAATGCATGATTTGTATACCGATAGAAACTTACACAGGCGTCACCGTTTTCCCGCTTCCTACCCGTGTCCGGATCAAATCTCAGTGCCATCCCCGTTTCGGGGAACGTAATGAGATAGTTTCCTTTGTAGTTTACTGCAACAGCCCCTGAGTCCAGCGGAATGTCTCCGGCGATGTGCTTTGATATGATGAGATTCTGCATCCCGTTCCATCCCCGTATTCCGTCACGGGCCAGAAAATAAACCTCTTGGTCAATGGTGACAACAGAATTCGGCGCGTATACACCGTCATAGCTTACAATACGCTTTGCATACGTCTGATATGAGTTCCCGGTAAGTGCGTAAATGACATTCTCTTTCATCACAACAAGCATCTCCGGAAACGGGAGAATTCTGCGTATGCTGCTGCCGCCATCCTGGAAATATTCAACTTCATCGCTCCGCCACCCGGAAACAGCATTGACAGGAGCAAAGTTCAGAATGTTGCCGGACGCCAGCACCAATCTGCTTGAGTACACAGCGACATCGGTAGGGAATTCCCCACCCATGATAACCGAAAGGTACTGGTCCATGGAGACTGCAATATCCGTTGCGTCGATACCCGCATTTGCCGTGAAGGTTATCCGTATTGCATATCGTTCCGTCACGTACGAAGCGGTTTCGAGGTATGGCTGCCACAGGATTACATCCGCATCCATGAGCCCGTCTTCAAGCATGTCAAAGCGTAATTCCTTGTCGCCGTCTGTTGTCCACACAGGGGCCGCTGTCGGGGTAAACTCAACCCATCCTGTACTGGTTGAGTATTCGTATGTCGCCGTTGTACTTCCGCCATTCGTGACGCCGTTTATCAAGACTTTGTTGAACAGTAAATCGCAGCTTATGACAATTCCGTCTCCGCCATCTCCGGCCGTAATGGTGAATGGAGATGAAGGATCCTGCGCATCGGAAGTCGCATTTGTATACACTGATTCGGAATCGTCATAAAGGACGGCGTGCCAGTCGCCATCATCACGCACCCGCTCATCAACGCTGTCTAACGTTTCAACGCTATACCCGCTGTCGTACGTCAACACAACGGGCGGCCCCGTTCCGTTTACCGCAACAAGATATCCGCCAAGCGTTGCAAACCGGACATTTGTTGATACACTCCAAGTAAACCCGATTATCTCCGTGAATGTAGTCTCTCCGTGCCAGAACGTGATGCCAGTCCCGCTTTCATTAACCGCAAGAATCATTTCTACAGTCCCGGATATATCCGTGCGCACCGCGCCAACAATTGTGTTGCTGTCGATGTCTGTGGCGTCTACGCTGTATTTTGCAAACCCATTGCGCTGAACCAGCCCGTTATCCCATTTGCAGTTAAGCGCAGAGATGAGTTCGTTCGCATTCATCAGCGGGTTAGGGATATTCGAGGCGTATCCCCCACTGAAGTCATATAGAGACTGGATGCTCATGTAATTACATACCCCCGGAATGGAGAGTCAACACCTGCAGTTGCGGTGGATCCTGTGCGAAATCCAATCTTCGGATTGTTGTTCGCTTCGCGCCGCAAATAGTCATTCATGATACGCATATACTGGCCGTACATCCGTGACGCCGTTTCGTATTCAAATCTGTTCTCCGCCATCTGGGATGCGGCGTAATAGGTGATCGCTTTTTGCCATTCTTCCGCGATATCCGTTTCCAGAGTGCCGTCTGTTACCGCGACATATGTGGCGCCCGCAAGCGAAAACTCGGCGAACGACTTTTTGTACAGTATTCGCAGTTCCCTGCGACTGGATGGGGCCGGCATGAGACGGAGCGCCGTACCATACACGGCATAGAGAAGCGGTGTCCCGCTTTCCGTGATATCCATAGCTTGAAAACTCCCCGGCGCAAGAATGTTCCCGTCCCATGAAACAGTCAGCATGGTTACAAATCCTGCTGGTAAGGAGGTATCTGAAGATGAACCGGCGGGGGCCGACGCTTCATAAGAAGAGCCAGTAGCAGAAAAGGAACCACTGAATAGCGCGGTTCCGTCAAGATAATTCCCTGTTGGCTCCGAGACGGTAATTGTGCTTGTGCCGGGGAAAGTGAACGTGAACGACCATTCATCGGTGTCGAACTCAACGGTGATAGTCTCGTCAGATAGCTCTGTCCGTAGAGCTGTCTGGATGCTATGTGCCACAGTTGATCCGCTGATATTCTCCTGGGCTGTTGAAGTGAGCTGCACGGTCGTCAGCGGATGCAGATCGGTTACCACATCTATCGCGTATGTTATCGGTATGTCGAAAGACGGAGCAACAAGTAGGTATTCGTCTTCAATCTGTCCGTCTACATCAGTCGTGAATGCCCGGATTCCGTCATTGAGATACCCGACGACTGTTGTATCATTCTGATCTGCCGAGTGAACCCGGCTCTTGTTTCTCGCTTCAACGATCATTTCAGCAAGCGTCATCGCATATCTCCCTGGGGAACATCGTTATGTCAGCCATTCCTGAACCATCTACATGATTGATCGCAGCAAAGGCGTATCTCGATCCAAACCTGTCGTTTGCATAGGAAATATGACCGTCTCGTATCTCTACAAATCTGGCCCCCTCAGCTTCCATGCCCAACAGGATGCTCTGAATGTGACCTCCAATGTGGATCCACTGGAGGCCACCGGCATAGCATTGATTTTTGATATACCCAACAAAGAATACCGGGGCAGCGGTTTCGAAGGGTATTGCGATATAGCCTGACGGCCCATAGATGACACGACACAGATCACCGGGATTCGCCTCGAATGAAAGGCGGCTCAATACATGCACCGTCCCGTTTTTGTCATACAGAGGCTCAAAGGTCTGATGCGTCGCATCAAGGTCTATGACCATCAGGCTACCCTCAGGACGCCGACTCTATCGCGTCGATGTCGGTGAATTTGAAGCTGGTGTGGCGATAGGCCATCTTGAAGTTACCGGCCCAAGACATTGCTTTGAACAGGGCATTCGGATACTTCTCATGCTTCTCCCACTTGGTGAGCGCCATGTCGTAGTCAGGGTCTACCACGAGTTCAAGGGCGTCTTCGTCGATACCGAACATGTACCCGTCCGGGCAACGTTTGTCGGCAACGATCGGAATACCTTTGAACTTTACGTTGTCGTATCCCATGTCGATGAGCCCACCGTCCTTGGTAATCTGGCGCTTTTCTTCTTGATACCGCTCAATCCCGGTATAGATGTCATCAGTCGTGATGATGAGCGTCGGGCGCTGATTGTTGAAGGTCGCGGCATTGATAGCCCCAGCGAGTGAATAGTCGGTCGCGTCGTCCTCGTAGAAATACAGCGTATGACTTGCGGCATCTTCGACGATCGACTGCCAGCGGGTTGCATCCTCCAGCTCCGTGGGAACGATACCGGCAAAAGTTCCTGTTCCAATCAGCGTGTTGAGGGACGCGATCGAGTTGGTGCCGTCGCTCGTTGCATACATGTCAGTCAGGAGTTTGTCGATCATGTCTTCGCGGATTTCCTCGCTCTTGTCCTTGATGAGGTCAATGAGTTTCGCCTTCCCCTTGTTCTGGCGAAGTTCATCCCACTGGATGAGCGTTGTACCCATGTAGTATTTCCAGCCAAGCTGTGCAGCTACACGAGTATCTCTGGTTTCCCAGTTTACCGCGGCGCGTGGATCTACCGCCTTCGCGGTATTGAGCTTCTTGACGCGGACGGGCCATTGGATCAGGTCTCCGCCCTTGATTTTAACCTTGTTCTTCGAGAGCAGTCGCTTCAGAAGAACAGATTCCTGGTACACGACCTTGCGGAGCGTGTTGTCAAAATAGTGGGAACTTATCGCGTTTGCTTGTTCCTGCATTGCCTCTATAGGCGCGCTGTAATCAGCCATGGTGTATTACCTCCATAGTGTTTCATGATCCAACTTCACGCATTGCCATTTCATACGCTTCGTCGAGCGACTTCGCCGATTTGACAGGTACCGCACCCCCACCGGAGTTTGATACCATGCGGCTCTGCTGCTTCATACGCTGCGCGTCTGCCATGCGCGCTCGTTGTTCCGGTGTCATCTTCCCGCGATTCGCGTGATACAGAAGATCAACGATACTTTCCATATCATTCGGGTCGATTCCATCCATCATCTGCTGGATGTGCTGCGGATCGAAATCTCCGTACCGGCGCTTCATATTTTCGTAAATTGCGTTGCGACGTTCAGAAAACTCCTGCTTTTCTTTCCATTTCCGCAGCTCCTCGATCTGGCTCACAAGCTCTTTGTTGCCTTCCTGCATCATTGCGCGAGCCTTTTCGACAGCAACATCTCCGGTAGTACCACGTTGCATGGCCTGTTGTAGTTGTCTATAAACGTGCGGGTTTTCACTGAGGAAGTTGTTCATCTTGTTGATGCGTTCCCATGATTCTTCAGCCTTCTTCCTCTGCGCAGTGAATTCTTCCACGGTTCGTGCGTGTTCCGCTGTCTTGCGCGAGTAGTCTGACTGAAGCATCCCGAAACGTGAAAACTGCTGTTTCAGATCTTCAGCATCCTTGAACGAGTACTTTTTCCCCTTCGAGTCCTCGATCTCAAAGAATGGGGCAGGGGATCCGCCCATTCCTCCGGTATCGAGCGATTCTCCTCCGCCGGTAATGCCAGATGTACCAGAGATACTTCCGCCAGAATCGATAGAGGTTCCGCCGCTGCCGGCTTGTCCGCCATCGTCGGGTGCCAGCATGATACGATCTTCAACCATGTTTATCTCCTTTGCTGTGTCATTTCCTGGTAATCGCGCCATGCGCGTGCCTGTGCCGCGTCCAGGTTATCGAAGTTCATACCGAGCCGTGTGTCGGTATCCATATATCCAGGCTCCGGAAGGCCAAACGCCCTCTGGAGTTCCATTATCCGGTACCTGAGCTGCGCGTCGGAATCGCGGTTACCTTCACCGGAACCACGGTTACCATCATCGCGCCTGTCGGAATTAACGCCTTTGTTAATGGCGTTTCCGACATCCTCCCCGTGCTGGTTACCAGTCTGCCGATTGGTTGCGTAAGCACCGGTGCCAAACAGCTCGTCGAGCCCTTTCATTACATTCCCGACTTCATCCGCATCAAATCTTCAATGCTCCCTCCTTGGCCGCGAGGCATTGATCCTTGCTGTGGCATTGCGTTCCGTGGCCCGCCCATTGCTTGCGCTTGCCCCGCGAGCGGGTCCTCAGCGGGGCTTGCCTGTGACATTGCCTTCATCTTGTTCCCGACGTTGGCATTCTGCTGCGATTGCTGCACAAACTGTACAAGCTGCGAGACTGGCCCATTCACATCAAGGCCACGCGTCTTAAGGAACTGACCGAGAGTCATGTTCTGCATGTCTACTGGCTGTTCCTGCCCCATCGCGGCGATATCAGTCGGGTTCATCGGGCTGCGCATCTGTTTCATCACTTGATCTGCCGGAGGGCCACCTTGCATACCGCCCTGCGGCATACCCATATTTTGCTGTGGATTCATTTCATTCTCCTTTGTGTGTGTCGATATGGCATTATCTGCCTCCCTGAGGCTGCATCATGCCCTGCTTTACCGGCGTAGCTCCCGGCGCGCTTGCCTGTTGCTGTTTCATCTGCATTGCCTTTTCCTCTTTCTCCTTCAGCATGCGGATATATCGCGCCGCATTCGGTATGCGTAGAATCTCCAGTAGCGCTTCAGGTGGCAGCGTTTTCATTTCCGCAAGGCGAACTGCAAGGTTTGCCTGGCTCTGTTTGTCCAGTGGGAGTGTGGAGTTCGTATCAATTTGTATTTCGAAGTCGATATAGACCGTATCCTTTATTGCAAAATCCTCAACGAGCTTCTGGTAGTCCTGTACCGCTTGCTGGTCTTCCGGGTGCAGTTTTTCTACAGGGACGTCAGGAGTTTTCGGCTTGTTCTGCTCAAGAACGAACGATGGGTCATTCGAAATATATCCGTACTGCACACCTTCATCTTGCCGCGATGAGAATGGCCGCGGTTCGGTGTAATACTGCTGCATAAGGTGGATAAATACGGTCAGAAGGCGCCTGAGGCTCCATTCCGTATTCCGAACACGCTGCCGGGTCCGTGTGTAACTCGATTCGACGAGAATTGAGACTTCACTCGCGCTCTGGCGGCTCTTCTTTCCGATCTGCCCCTTGGTGATATCGGTTACCCCAGATACTTCCTCAACCATATCCTTGAGCAACTCGATTATTTTCGGCAGCGATGTGTTCACCTGTTCAGAATTGACCTCGATAACCATGTCCCGGTGAACATCTCCCTTTGCAACGAGCACCTCGTCACCGGCAATAAGCATTTCCTTGAACTTGTCCGCTTTTATTCCCATCTGATCGGATATGATAAAGTTCTTCTTGGAATACTTTCGAACGAGTTCAACAAGCTGCTGGAGTCTGACGTTAATTTCCAGCACCAATGCTTCTATCTGATCCGGTTCGCCTTGGCCCCAGAACTGGTGCGGTACTGTGTAGTCATACAGCGGAATGTAGGGCGGCTTTCCGTGCTCAAATTGTGAAGGGATATCATCAAGGACTATTTCATCGTCGGTGAAGGTGATGATACGGCCATTCGGATAGGCCGCTTTCGTTACTTTTTCCTCTTCACCTGTCTCATCGTCGGTCATAACCTCTTCCACTGTCGAATCATCGCGCATCCATATCTCGTAGACGGTCACGAAATCCTCTTCAAGCTCGATGTCCTGCCGATCCCAGAGGGTTTCATCCGCTCCGTTTGTCGCCTCTGACGATTCAAGCTCTTTCGCTTTGTCCGGATAGGCCGACTTCGCCCACGAGAGCGGTTTCCTGAGAATCTGCCCGCACCATGGGGCCTCCCACGGATCCTCATATCCAGGTGCGATCACGAATGTGGATGGGTCTATAACCTCAACGCGAATATCGTCGGCAATGGGGTCAAAATAGACTTTGAATATCCCCGTACCGAATAATTGCGAATCCTTTACCGCATCAAACAGGCGTTTATCCATATCGAGTATGTCCCATATCGCCCTTGATGCTTTGGTGAGATTGTCGGCGATGGACTGCTGGTGCGGCCATCGGCTCATTACTGTCCAGATCGGCTTGTTGTCGGTCAATAATGGAGTATTTGCCTCGACAGTCGAGAAGATGAGATTATAGGAAACCCGGCTGTCCGCTGGAGCGATAGCCGCATCATCCCAGAACTCGTTCATGTAACGCTTGAGAAAGCGCCGCCACTTCGATCGCCTCCGAACGTATGTGTCGGAATTGTACACGCGATCGACGGTCTCCTTGAGCTTCTCGACGGTTACATCAGCCATAAATATTCCTCTTGTACACGCCTGTTGGCTGCATTGTAGAAGGTGTGGCCTGAGGTATCTGGTCCGGTGTGGCCCTGAACACCCCAGGCTCGGAAAGAGACCGGGCTCTCGTCTGGTCCTGCATCAGCCGCTCCAGATGAGTCGGAGGGAGCATTTGCAGCAGTTTTATGAAAGCCCGGTCGTCCATCAGCTATGGCTCGCCGCGTCGAACACAGGACGAACCGTGTTGTCGAGAGTGACAGTCACGGCAGCGGCGCCTGTTCGTACAAACTTGACATCCGCAATGCGGATCCAGTCCTCGTGGCCGACTTCGGTGTCAATCTCTGAAACAGTTGGCACGGCAGCGGCTCCTGAAGCGGCGGCGGCGCCGTTCACGTAGTCAAATGCAAATGCGTCCGCGGCGGATTTCTTGATGACAACCGCTACATACGCATCCGGCGCTCCGGCAGACAGCGTGGGCCCCGTGTGCGCAGAATCGGTGACAGCGGAGAGTTCACCATACACGCCATCGACAACGGTCTTCGTTGCGGTGATGTCAAGGTCTACGTCGACGCCCGCACCGTCAGCGTGTGCCGTGCCTCCGTTCGACACGAAGCCGCCCTCAACAACATGATTGCGAAGAAACATTGCCATTTCTTCCGTGTAGTATGCGAAGTACGGATCGTTCCGCGCTTCACGTATGTCATTCCAATAACTCATGTGCGTTTCCTCCTATGAAACAAACTTTTCTTGCCAAGACCCTGCCCCGGTCTTTTGT